ATCCATTGATGTCAAAAAACAAACAGAATGCATTAAAAAGAAATCAGATACACGCAAGAGTAATATCTGATCATCAACGTAGAGGTTATGTTGCTCACTGTTGTCATCAGTTTGGATTGTTTCATCAGTTATGGAGCAAAGAAGAAATAGAAGACAATGAGCCACATCTTAAAGTTGTACCTAAAACCGAGCCTAAACCAGAACCTATCAAGAAAAATCAGTACAGCAGAGAAGAGCTTGTCAGTATGATTATGAATGAACTGAACGTCAAGATGAAAGATGACGAACAGAAAAAGTTATGGGTACTGGCAAAAGCAAGTCAGTACAAAATTAAAGGTAATGGATCTAAACTACAACAAATGACAGTTTTGCAACTTAAAAACTGTCTTAAGGAGTTAGAAGATGGAAAATTCTAAGGACTTTCCTAAGATCCGTATCAATGCACTTATTGATCGTAAAGCATATAAAAAAATGCAACAAGAAGTGCAAAAAAGATATATTACTGACAAAAAAGTAACTATGTCCTCGTTAACAAACGAGATTATCCTTGCTCACTATCACATTCTTTAATTATGGACTCTAAATTTGAAAGTATTTTTAAAGCAAGATTTGCTTTATTCAAAAGTGAAAAGCCTGATCATACAGGAACAATGGAACTTACCTTGCCAGATGCTATGGCATTAGCAGAATACATTACGAGTCAGCCAGGCGAAGAAAACTATCGTGGCGACAAAGTTATAAAAATACCGATTAAAGCATGGAACAAACAAACACAATCTGGTAAAGATTGGATTAGTGGGCTAATGTCTGTTGACAAACAAATGGAGGAAGATAAAAGTGACAGCCCGTTTTGATTGGCGTTTATTTTTATATAAATTACTGACAACTAAACAGCAAAAAGCTTTTGCAAATCTAAAAACAAGACGTTATGATCCTAACTAATTTTTATTAATACGTTTGTTTATGGCTGACACAAGTTTGTTCAGCCTTACTACGAAAAACAATGCTATTGATATAAAAAAGTTTTTTATCATTCTACGCATTACCCACCAGTGTATTATTCTTGCCTGTTCTGCCTTTGCAATCGTTACATGAGCTTCTGCCAGTTCTTGTAGAGTTGCTGCAAGAATAGCATCTCTTTTTGCATTGTTACGCAACAGACTAATACAATATCTTTTTACATAATCTATATCAGGGTTATCTTCTATTTCTCTACAACGCATTTCTGTAGATAGTTGTAGTTCTATAGGAGGCTCTTCTGCAAAGATTACAAATTTATCTTTCATAAGTTTCTACCAGGAAACAACTGATGCTCTAGAAAATCTACAGCCTGATCATCTAGCTCATTTGATGTTTGCTTACATATAGAACGAAGCAAATCCACTATTAGTTGCTTTACTGCTGATGAGGAAAAGAACTTTAGTAGTATTGGCTTAAGTAGTTTTAACATGAATAATTATGTGTTACTTCCCAAACATAACAGTATTTGCTAAGTTTGGCATATAGCTGCCTATTAAAGCAATGGTCATCTGCTTTCTCCTCACACTAAGGCAGTTTTTTTAATATGGAAGATCAAGAAGAAAAAGAAGGCAATGGTCTGATTGCTAATGTGGTTCAGATGATTATACTTTTTTGGAGTTTGGGGGTTATTTCTTGGTCATACTTTAACCCAAACCCTACTCGTCAAATTGATACCACCTTCGCGGCTGGATTATTATCGGCTGTAACTGCCCAGTACGGCCTAAATATCAAGAAAAATGGTGACAAAAAAAAAGTAAATGGTAATGTTAAGATAGTTGACAATAAAGATTCTAAAGTTGGAGTTGTAAAAAAATGAAAAAACTTCTTGCAATTTTTTGTCTATTACCCACTGCTGCGTTTGCTGATATAAAACAAGAATTTGTCACATCTGCACAAATTACTGTAGATATGCCTTATGTTGTTACGAACAAGGTAGGAACTACATATTCACTTAGCGGAAATAATATTACACCATCTGTAACTGTAGGAGATACAACAACATCAGGAAAGATTGGTGGGATCAATGTTGGCAGTCTTAGTGATGGCGTTCCAGCGATGATACAAACTGACACTACGGTAACGACATCGGGTTCGGCCTTCAGCAAAACAGAATCTGTAATTATGGGAGATGCTACACCATCTGCCGTAACTCCTAGTTCGGGTATCGCAGCATTACCAGTATTAGGTGGACAAACTACTATTGGATCAGGCGGTACTGCTGGATCTCTCGCTTTAACGTCA